TGAACACTGCAAGTAATAACACCAGCAGGGTTATTAGAGAGAGTAAAAGTCCCTGTTGAAACATTAGGAGTAAAACTCACAGGGACTCCATTATCTCTTACTTCGATAATACTTTCAATTGCCCCATTATGTACTTGATACTTTAGAGTTGCTGGGTCTATTAAAAGAGGTTCTACGTTATGTACTTCACCGAAACATAAAGGAATCAGTACATTCTTATTATCAGTTGTCCCTCCAAGTAATACTTCACTAATTGGATTATTGAGTCTTTCTGATTTATCTCTCAATACAATATTTAAGGTATCTCTACTTCTACTTCCAAGCTTGCTTACTGTTCCATCAAATACCTTTCTGAAATCAGTTCTATTCCAAGAAACATCTCCTACATAGATTGAAATAGGTCGGCTGACCCATACATCACCAAGCCAGCCGTCCATCTCTCCATGATTGACAATTTCAACATCACCAAAGCTCATAGATGCAGATCCATCAATGGATATTTTCTCTGAAACAGTTACACTACCTGAAAGCACTGCATTATATGTTTGATTAGCAGGTGTATCTGTAGGCTTAGTTACATAGTTTTTATTTGATAAATATCTAGTAATTTCAGTCCCACCAGAATACACCTGAACCTCAACAAGAATGCATTTAATAGAAGTAGGAGAATTTACCCATGATAAAAAATCTGCATCTGTCATTAGTTAATCTCCGGTCTATTACTAGAGAACCAAGTATCCCTAGAATTATTTGTTGATAAAATATTAGCTGAATTTTCAGCAGCTTGATTTTGTCCTTGAATAATAGCTACTGTCTCTTCATGTTGCTGTATTCTTAAAGTTTTAACTTCTTCTCTAAGAGCTTTTATTTCAGCAATCATCTCTGAATTACTAAAAGACATGGTTCCACCGTTCCAAGGATTAAACTTAGCAGGAATAATTGCTTCACCAGCATGAACTTGTGCAATCATATCCTTGTTTAAACGATTAGTACCTTCAGCAAAAGCAGGAAGATTATTCTTTTTAGCCCAGTCTTCAGAAGTACCGGGTGACCAATACATAATCTTATCTAGTTCTGCTAGAGTAATACCAAAAGTTTTAGCATCATCATAAACTTGCTCAGAGTTACCTAAGTTTATTAATTCATATACGTAATCTCTAATTTGTGAGTCAGTCATGGTAGTCTTATTCTTACCATAAACTGTTAATCCAGATGAAGTTTCTAGAGCCGCAGCACCAGCAGAGCTTTGATATGCAGATGTACCAGGAATAGCAGTATTTACTAAACTACCAGTAACTCCACCTGTCAATGCCCCAACATTAGTAGCTCCTGGATTAATACCTGTATTAATAGCTTGCATTACAGCATTAGCTAAGACATTAATAGCATCTTGAACAGTTTTAACACTCTTATCAATATTACCAAGAGCAGTTAATTGATTCTTAACTACATCTAACTGAGCTTGTGCTATTGCTGTTGCGTTTACTGTAGATGAAGATACTTGGTCTAAAACTGTATTTACTCTTTGGAAATCTGCTACATAACCTTCTCCACTTGCATTATATACCTTACTAGCTTCAAGGAAATTCTGAGCTGCTGATTGAAGCTGAGATTGAGCATTCTGATCTCCACCCATTGCAGCTTTATATATCTCTTCAAACTGCTTAGAAGATTCAACATATTTCTGTCCTGGAGTTAAATGAGATAAAGCACCTAATTGCAGTGAATCCTTAAACTGCTTAATACCTTGAGAGAAAGATTTAAGCCTAGAAATAGTGCTATCAAGGGCAGTTGATTCAGCTTTGTAACTATCAATAAGTCCTGATCTTGCATCAGTTAGAGAAGTATTTAGAGCTTCTACAGCATCAGTCAAAGCTTGTTGAGCAAGCATATTATCGTATGCAGCTTTTTCAAGAGGATGCATTCCCTTGGTTGTTAAAGCATATACAGCAGACGCCGCTCCTACTGCCCCTGTTGCTAAGTCAGAATATTCAGCTTTGAGTTCATCTGTACTCTGCATATAGTTATATATACTATTTGCAATGTCTTCATTACTTCGTACTCTAGCTTGCAATTCTGATAAGTATTGTTCTACAGTTTTTGCAAATTCATTGGAATAGGTGGTAATATCCTTAAATGCAGAACTTAATTGAATTAAACTATAGAATGTCTCTTGTCCAGATTTTGTAGTTAAATCTTGAGCATTAACAATCTGACGATAACCTTCGATACTAGCAGGAAGTTGTATTCCTAAACCAGCAAAAGCGTCAGTCAGTTGTTTTGTTTTGGTATTAATTTTTTCTTGTTCAGAGTAGAAATTATCATAATAATCACTAACTGAAGTTTCAAAATTACCAATACCACCAAACATATCAATTAAAGATTGACTTGCTTGAACACCAGAGATACCTAAATTAAATAAAGTAGCTCCTAACATGCTAAACCAAGAATTAACATTCTCTAATTCAGTAGAAACTCTAATTAATGTTTCAAGATAACCTTCACCTACATTTTGAAACTTTTCAAGCCCCGGCATTACAGCTTTGGCAATTGTATCTCCGGCAGCACCAAACACAGCAGTAAGAGTTTGTTGCATCTCTTCTGCAGTTCCAGTAAGCTTAACCTTACCAATATCTACAGTAAAGTTATTTAAAGTATTTACAATTTCACTTTCTGCAGAACCTAATGATTTTGCACCAAGTAATACAGAATTATAGATACCGTCAAATACAGCTGTAATCTGTTGTTCAAGTTCAGCATCTGCTTCAGTCATATAAGTCTTATATTTAGTAGAACTACCAAACAGACCAGACTTTTTAATTTGAACATCAGTAAAGTAATTAGCATCGAAACCAGAACCTAAGATATTTCCTAGAGTTTGTTTATCACCAGTAATACCAGAACCTAAGTTAGTAGTTTTAGTTTTACCAAAAATACTACCAACTACTGCATTAACTAATTTACTTGTAATACCTCCAATAATGGGGAGATTTGCACTAATATTAGAAATACTCATTACACCAGAAGCAACTCCACCCATGCTATTCATTTTACTACTATTATAAACAACAGGTGCTTTACCTTCAATACCCCCGGTACGAATCAGAAGATTTACTAGACCACCAATACTTGCGTCGATATTACGAAGATGTAAAAGCATCTGAGGACTATATTTTTGAGTAAGAGAGTTGGCCTTTTCAAGTAGATCAATTGAATTATTGATACTTTCAGACTTTGCTTCCTTATCTCCAAATACAGTACCAGTTCCTGTGTTGTACTTAGGAGCTGAACCTGATACTTTACCATTGAAAGAACCACCTACAGAACCAATTAGACCTGCTATAACAGCAGCCACAGCGGCACCAGCAGCTAAGTTCATTGGGAACGGAAGACTTGAAATAGTCTTAACAACGGCAGCAGTACCATCTACAACCATAGTACCTAAAGCAGAAGCTTTTTTAGCTGCATCTGAAGCCATAGTAATTCCTACGGACTTAATTGTTTCAGCCATTTCAACTACAAGCATACCAACACGAACCATGTGTAATGTCTTTTCAATAGCACCAAAAGCTTTAGCAGCAGCAGTCTTTTCACCAAACATTTGCTTGGCAGCGCCAGCAGTTTGAGCATAAAGGCCAATTTCATCCTTAGCTAATTTCTTCTGAAGCTTTGCATATTGCTCCGGATCTTTCTCAGCTTCTTTTAGAAGTTTAGCATTAAGTTCTAAAGTAGCACCTAACTTACTAAATGCTGTTACTGCATCAGAAATGTTCTTACCAAAACCACCAAATGCATTTTCCATTGAAACACCAAATTCATTACTACGTTCAATTAGAAGTTTAAATTCTTCACTAAACATTGACAGTTCTTGAGTTTGAGTCTTATATGAAAGATTAGCTAACGATGTAGCTTTAATCTTATCAGCATTTCTAGTTAATTCATCAATTGCTTTTAAAGTATTTTCATCTGTACCAAGATATGTATCTTTAATACGTTGAAGTTCTAGCTGGTACTCTCGTTCAATACGAAGTTTCTCTTTATTGATTTCAGCTTGACGTTTGATTTCTTCCGCTTCAGCAGCAGAACCAGCAAGAGTAACATTACGATCTAGCTCCAGTGAGGTTCTAGCATCTGCAAGTTCTCTAGTTTTGTTAGCCATTTCACGTAGAGTATTTACATATGATCTACCTTGTTCTGTAGCTTTCCAAAGAGCATCTTTTAGTTTTTCTGCTCCTGAACTATCAAATCCATTCTTTACAGCAATATCGATTTGCTTTAAAGTTTTATGATACTCCGAGCCTAGTTTATCAGCTTGACCAAATAACTTATTTTGAAGTTCTCTTATAGTATTTAAATTATCTTGTTTAGAAGCAATTTCATAAAGATTTTGAATCTCCTTACGTTGTGATTCGTTTAAACTTTTCCAATAAGTATCTTGCTTAAGTTTATTTAGAGTTACTTCGTACTTATTAAGACCTTGTTCTACACCTTTAGATGATTCAACAGCATCAAGAGCAGCCTCACGTATTCTTTCATAATACTTTAGAATTCTATCAGCTTCTTTTTCAGTTTCTGACTTACCAGACTTCTTATTAGCATCGTCCCATTCTTTACCGAACATCTTAACAAGTTCTTTATCATTATCTGCTACAGCTTTCATTGCTGCTTCGCTAATTGCAGCACGTTCGTTTAGCTTTTTAATGATGTATTCTTCACGAGTAAGTTCTTTTTTAAAGTTCTTCTCTTTAAACTTATCAAGACCATCCAGAGCCTTTTTCTCTTCTTCATATTGAACACCAGCATTTGGTTCATTGGACTTATTCTCATAAGATTGAAGTCTTTTTTGTTGAGCTAAAAGTTCAGAATAGTATTTTACAGATCTTTCTTTGGACCATTTATCAACAGGGTCAATAGCTTCTTTAAGGTCTTTTTCAGCTTGATTTAAACTAGCTTCAGTAATACCAATATCGATTTTACTAAATTTTGTTTTACCCATATCTGAGAAATAAGACTTAATCTCTTTTAATACTTCTTTAAAACCTACCCAAAGACTCATAAAAGTACCAGACTCATCTTTAAGTTGCTGAATACTCTTCTTACTTCCTTCAGACATAATTTCAAATGCAGTTTTAACAGCTTCAGCAGCCTTACCCGTTTCTTTAAGATCTTCAATTAATCTTAATTGTTCAATTGATACATTACCTGTTTCTTTAGCATATGAGATCATTGCTTTAACAGGGTCTTTTCCAATTTCACTAAACTTTTTAACTGTGTCTTCAATAGCAACACCGCCGTACTTCTGAAGTCCTACAGCAGCTAAAGTTACTTTCTGAATTTGATCGGCTGTAAAACTTCCGGCTTTTGCCATTGCAGATATAGTTTCAAGTGCATCGGATTGAGCAATACCCATATTTTGAAGGGCATCAGCTTGTTCATATGCGGCCTTGGTAGTAACACCCATAGCAGCACCTTGAAGAACAAGAGTCTTAGTTAATTGATCCTGTTCTTTAATAGCAGAGATAACGCTGACAATTAAAGCACCTAGAGCTAAAGTAAGACCTGCAACAAGTAATCCTGTAGTTGTTCTAAGAATAACCATACTCTTATTCAGAACATCAACAGCAGCAGCGGCTTCTCTTGTAGGAGGTCCACTATCTAACATCTTAGATTTAAATTTATCTAATAGATAATTACCACCTGTAATCTGCATACCAAAATCAGTAACAGCTTTACCGGCAGATTGAATAGACCCAATGAAGAATGATCCTACTGCTTGGCCAACTAAAGCAAAAGAACTTACAATTTGACCTAAAGCAGTCTTCATTACTCCGTTCATTTGTTGAGCATCTGCACCAACTTGCTGAATAACACCTCTCATCTGGTCCCCTTGCTGGATCATAACAAGCAGAGGGTTCATGCCACCGGCGAGAGATACCCCAACGTCACCAAGCTGTACAGACATAGCGCGAGCTAGGTGCTGAAGATCACGAGCTTTGTCTTTGGAGCTAACCTCACGTAACTTTTCTTCTAAACCTTTGAACTTAAGAGCAGCAGCATCTGCACTCATACCGGACTTATCAAGAGCAGATTTAATCTTTACAAGTGCGTCTGTTGAAGCACGATTGAGAGCAGTATTTGATACATCTAAAGATGCAGCGAGTCTCTGTTCAGTCTCTCTTAGGAATTCATTGGCTGCTGCTGCTTCTCTTGCTGCTTTAGCTGCAAATTCTTTAGCATTAGCTTCTTTAACAAAAGAATTGATAACATCTTGAGGAACACCCTTGACTTCCATTCCTGCAGCAATATTAGCAGTAGAACGACTAGCACCTGTGTTAAGGAATTTTGTCATTGACACTTCCTTATTAATACGTGCGGTAATAGCAGCTAAATGTTTTTCAGCAATACTTGCTTCTTGTTCAAGAGCAGAATAGAAATCCCGATATGCTTTCATATCAGCATCATAATTATTCTTATCTTGATCTCTTTTCCATTGTTTAATTTGAAGTTCTTTATTGAATGATTCTTTGATGTTTTTCTGACGTTCTACTTGGATTCGTTCTTCTTCAAGGTATTGTTCTCGAAGTAGATTCATTTCAGATTTATATTGTTCTTCAATACCAGATGCCTTCATTGATCTTCGGTTATTAGCTTCTTTATCAGCTTCACTAGCAGCTTTAGCAATAGCACTGGCTCTCTCAATTTCAGCTTTAGCATGTGCCTTTGCTGCAACTTCTGAATCCTTGGCAGCTTGTTTAAGCATATTTAAAGCATTAGCTTCTGCCATTGTATCCATTTCGAGTTTAGCAATACGTTGCTGTAGTTGTTCTGTTGATTCACCAGCTTGTTTAGATGCAATAGTTACACCTTGAATATCACGAGTAAGACCAACAATCTGATCCCTAGTTAGATTAAAACCTCTAGCAGCGTATTCATTAACCTTAACTAACTCCATTGTTTCTTTTCGCATCTTTTCAAGACTACCGGCTGTCTTATCAAAAGGATTTACTTGAGAGATGGAGTTAATTTGAGTAATAGAACTAGCCAGGGTATTGAACTCACTAGATAAAGCACCCGCTAACTTAAGTGTAGCTAACTTTGATGCTTGACCAGCAGTGAATGTTTTGTTTAGAGTGACATTACCATCAGATAGCTCGATAGTTTGACCAGTTAGAATCTTCAGTACAGTAGCTTCTTTCTCAAGCATTCTCTGCACCTTACCTAGCTCATCCTCTTGAGGTAAAGTCTTACGTTGGTTGTCTTGAGCTTTAGCTAATTCATTTGAACTATCAGTTAGTTTCTTTTGAGTCTCTTCTAGTTTAGCTTGAGCTTTAATTAATCTTTCTTTAATTTTTACAAGTTCAACTTCATTCTTAGCTGCATCTTTACTTGATGTACCTAAAGTATCTAATTGAGTAGCTAGATTCTGAACTTGCTTACCTAATTCTTCAACTTTCTTAAATGCAGTATCAAGAGAACTTGTTTCAACCATTAGGGTAAGTGACTCTAAGGTGACGGGCATTTCATAACCTCCTTAAAAATAAAGCCTCCGAAGAGGCTAAGTTTATTTCTTTTTATCTTCTTTCATTTTCTTATTGAAGTGTTCTCTTGCTATGCTATCCAAAAGTCTAATTGCAGTAATTTCATAATCCTCTGGTTCAATATTAAATAATTCAAAATAAGCAAGCATTTCTGAATATTGAATAGGATTGATGCCGAAACCATTGCTTGTTCTTGTAGAGTCTAGATCAATAAACATTTGCCAAACATGAGCAAGATCTTCAGGTAACTCTACAAGATTTTCTAATTCTTTAGGAACTATACCTAACTGCTTCTGTGCAGATAGTAATTCAGCTCTTTTGGAGTCCGAACCTCCTTCGAGTTCAAACTCCTGTTTAGCGTACTCTACTAACTGCTTTAGACTTTTGGGGAGAAGTTAGTAACTTCAGCAGCTTCCTTTAGGATAAGATCACGAATCCATGAATGCTCACGGAGAATTTCCTCAGCCTTATCCTTATTGAAAGGAACTTCCTTTCCGTCTTCGGTGAAACCAGTCCAACCTACAAGACGAACAAGTGAATCTGCAATAACGTATTCTTCTGCTTCTTCGATGCTTAGTTCATCATCCTTACCCTTACGTGCAGCAGTCTTGGAACGAAGTTGAAGCTCTTGATAACGCTTGCGACTATGTGCTTTTACAACCTTTGACATATCACCGATTACAGTAAGAGTAGCATCAGATTCCTTACCATCAGGAAGAACTAGATTGAAGGTGTAACCTTCGGAAGCTGCCTTGGAGAAATTTTGCTTATTAAGATCAAATGACATATTATTTCCTTTCATGATTAATTAAATTAAAATAAGAACGAGAAGTACGTTCATTAGTAGTATTATACCATGAAATAAATCAGAGTCAATAGTATAGACGTAAAAAATCCCTCAAGGATTTCTCCAAGAGGGATTATAAATAATTACCTAATTAAACTAGAGTAGTATCTTGAATTTGAACAGTTGTAGCTTCAAGGCCACCTGTAGTAACATCATTCAGCAACGCAGTGAAAGCAATACTTTGAACAAGGCCTGTGGCTTGGTCGGCAATAGTTGCAGAATTTAGCTTTGCCTTAGGAAATACAAAAGTCATAACGTCTGCATTCTTTTCGGTAGAAGTAGTTAGAGCCATTACAATAGTGATAGGTGTTTCATTGGCGAAGTAATCACGAAGAGTACCATCACTGAAGTAAGCACTTAGATTACCAGAAGCAGTAATTCGACCAGTAAAGATTTCAGATGCAAAGTTAGAACCAACACATTGTGCTGCCTCCATATTACGATCAATTGTGAAATCAGCAGAAGTAATACAAGCACCAGCACTACCATTTACAATTAGAGCACCTTGAACAGCAGCGAAGATACCAGTAGTACCAGCAGCAGCAGGCGTAGTAAAGTAACGGGTTGAACCAGTTTGTTCTAAGTTCTTCCCCATAAAACCGATATCAGTAGTAACAAGACCAGTTGCAGGAAGTGAGACTGATACACTATTGGGCTTAAGACCTGTAAATACTTCAGATTGACTAATATCAGAATACCAGTTTTCAAAAGTAAACGAGTCATTCGTGTGCCCGGTCAGAGGAACATAAGTAGTCTTACCTGTAGCAGAAATTGAAGCGGCTGTAACAGAAGCTTGAACTACTAGAGGAACACGAGAAAGGACTTGGACAGTCAGGACGGTAGCAGTAATGCTAACAACTAAGAGGTTATTATTTAGGTTTGCAGGATCAGCACCAGTACCAGCCGTAATACGGACAACTTGACCTACACGGAAGTTATCTGTAAGGAAAGAACCAGCAGAACGAGTAAGAGTGAAGTTAGTACCAGAAGCAGCTACTGCAAGAGTAAGACCAGTTGCACTAACCCCATTTGTCCAATCGCGAGCTAGAACTGAAGCAAAAAAATCAGAATAAGAACCGGGAGAAAGTTCAGCAGAAATAGAACCTTCAGCAGAACGAACACCATGACGATAGTCTGCGGTTTGTTGATCTGTACGAATTTCATTAGATTCATACGCATCTTTGATTAGGTTAAAATCACCTGTAACACGTCTAATTTGTTTAGCACCAGTAGCACCAGGAAGTTGCCCCCATTGACCGTTCGCCTCTTTCTTGTATGCAATTTGTCTAAAAATTCCAACGGCTTTAGCCATATATAATTCTCCTTTATTAATTAATAAAAATAGTTACAGGAATAATAATAGGTATCACCATTCTCTGTGTAGTAGGAACAGATCCTGTAATGTAAGGACTATTCAAAAGCATTAATCTAACATTAGATTCCTCTAGGGTTAAACCTCGTTTAAATAATTGCATAATTTCATTTGCAACTTCTAAAGCATCTCCTGGACCAGTATTCAATTCCTCCATAATGTAGATATTCACGTTAGCATTCTTAATCTCACAAGTAGAGCCTACAGAATTATCACTGGGCTTTCTGAAGTTATATGTAACAGCTAGGTATAAATCTTCAGGTGGATTGAACTCTACGTTTTGCCAAGCAACAGGATAACCTAGAGACTCAATTCTTTCTTCTATTAGTTTTCTAAATATATTCTCTGGTGCCATATTTATACCTCATAGTAGCAGGTATGTTTATCATACCTCATCGTAATAATATTTTAAATTAGATTCTACTGCGGTTTTAATTACCTCCAAAGTAGGCTTCATAATGCCGTCAGGTGCTTGATCTGACAAACCCTGTTCTAGTTGAACATAGGCAGGACCGTTAGCAGTTATATAGAATGTATCTCCTAGTTTGTATGTAGCATCTGCTTCAGCAAATACATCATTCTGCATTTCTGTTATTGTATTAATACTAGGAGAGAATCCAGGAATTGCACTTTTACTATATACCCAAGCACCTCTATGGAACCCTTCAATAGCTGGAATACCAAATTTATTTTGACGTAATCTATATAGTGCCGGATATTGTTGGGCATCGCCTATTGGAGTATTCCTGGCTGCACTCGCTGCAACTTCTTCAGCAAACTTTACAGTCATACCTTCAAGTCTAATCTTGAATTCTTTTGAGAAGTCTTCTAGTTGTTTTGCTATTTTATTTGCGTTAGACGTAATATTCATAAATATTACTTTCGTTAGAAGTTAGTTGCATATTACACCTTAGACGTTAAAACCTTATAGATTACAGAAACACCATTGGCTGTGTGTTCTACTGTAGATATGACTGTATATTTAACACCATTCCAAATAATCTTGTCAGTAGCTTTAGGTTTGGTGTTAAGGTCTGAAGATACAACTAGAAACTCAACCAATTCCTTATCAATAAGAGAAGGGTAATTAAAGGTATTAGCCTTGATAGTCTTAGGAAAAGATTTGACGTTATTACTTGTTTCTGTCTTAGTAACTTTACCTGTGGATTTGTCATAAGCACCTTCGGAAATAACCACAACAGCAATACCAACCCCATTTGTATAGATTAAATCTTTAGCTATGTTAATAAAATCAGACATTATTAAAGATTCCAAGGGTCTAGGTTAGACGTTTGAGAAGGGCTGTTGATGCCATAATTCTTAACAAAGTTATTATCTGAGTTATTATTGTTATTAAGCATGTCTTGATTACTTATACCAGAACCATACACGTTAAGGGAGTTATATACAGGATTAAGATCAGGAGAACGAAGATATAGAATCAACGCTTGACGATAAGCTTCTGCACGCTTTGTATCATCCACAGAAAGTACATCAACCTGACGTTTAGACGAATGAATTGCTAGGTTTAGTAAAATTGACTTAGCAGCATCTAATGAAGCACGTCTAATATTTTCGTTATTCTTAGTTAGAAAGTATTCATAATCTTCATCAGACAGGATAGGTAATACTGTATTTGTATCGGCAATTTCCCTGCGGACTGCTAGTATCATTTCTGCTGTAACGGTCATTGAGTTCCTTTCATTTAATTTACATTCCTTTAAGAAGGATACCTATGGAAGATACCCTTCGTGAAGGAAAGTTTAGTT